CGTCCTGACGGCGGACGCAGCAATCATGCTGCCGCGTGCAAACCTATAGGGTGCATGCGCTTACCTAAGCCGAAAGGCCCAGAAGCGCACGGCGGAACGGATGACGTGCTTCAACATTCTCTGGCAAAGGTGGTGACTCATGGCGGGTGAACGGTGGATGCAAAAAGAATCGCAACGCGAAAAGAAAGCTGGCACTAAAGGAAGTTTTTCCGCTGCGGCCGCTCGTCATGGTGAGTCCACTTCCAAGTATGCTCACGAAAAAGAACATGCGCCTGGAAAAACTGGTAAGCGCGCACGCATGGCAATCATGTTCGAGAAAGCAAGAAAATAGGAGGGTACATCTATGGCCGGAAATCCGCTCTACATCGCGGAAGCGATTAGACTGAATGAAGTGACTACGCTCAAGGTGGTCGGGCACGGTTTGACCGCTGGCAACGTCGGGAACGCAATCAAGGTTACCGGCGCGGGGCATTCTTCGCTAAATGGACAATTCACCATTACGCGAGTTGTGGCTCCCGATCTGTTGCAGTACTCGCAGCCCGGTCAAAGTCCATTGCCGGCTGGTCTAGCTGGCGGCGCCGTTTCTTTCGGATAATTTTCTTGCGTCACAAATCGGGTGATCGCGGGGAGTAGTGCCAACAGCGGAATTAGAAAAGAAAACGGATGCTGCGGACCAGTCTGCGGACCAGTATCAACCTGGCGTGCTGGCTGGCGTTGAATTTTCCGCAGTAGGCGAATTTGTCAAAGTCGATCTATCCACAGCCGAAGAGAATGCTTTCAAGGAACTGGTCACTAAGGCCAGCAAGCGCGATTATCCTGCGCGGCTGATCGAAGTCATTCAAGCCTGGGAAGCGGCGCTATTCTTCCGCGGGTTTCAATTCCTGCTTCCCCGTGTTGGCGGCGGTTGGGAAATTCCCGGCGAATCTTCGGGCTACGGTCCATCGATGCAAATGGACTTGTCGCTGCTCCCGACCAACATCTATTCGAGTTACGCGCAAATTATCATCTCTTCGCTTACCCGCGCCGTCCCTGGAGTGCGCTTCGAGCCGCAAGACGCCGACAACGACGCGCAGATTACGGCTACTGAATCCGCCGACAAGTTTGTAAAGGTAGTGGCTCGCAATAACGATCTAATTATGAGTCAGACCGATGCGTGCCGCTATTTCTGGACCGATGGCCGCGCTCTCTACTACACGCGGTTTATCGTGGACGGCCAACGCTTCGGATGGGAAGAGGACGACGAAGACGACTCGATTGTTCCGGAGACCGAGCCGCCGACCGATGTTGTAGACCAAATGGTTTCCGAAGAAACCGAAAAAGAAGTTGGCGGAACGGAATCGACCGAAACACAGAAGCGTACTCCGCGAGGACAGGAAGTCAGAACGGCACACGGCAAACTGGAAGTGAAACTAACGCCGATGATGGCCAACTGTCTGGAGGAAGTGGACGTATTGCAGTACGAGACTGAAATCAGTATGTCCCGCGCCAAAGGAATGTTTCCCTGGTGCGCCGATGAAATCAAAAACGGCTCGAATGGAATTACCGAAGGCGAAATCGCCAAGCTCGCTCGCCAGAACGTCAAGTTGGGAATGCAGTCTACTTATGTAACTTCCGATTCGATTGCCGACGATTGCACCGTTCAACGCAACTGGTTTAGGCCGAATGCGTTTATGGACGTGAAAGACAAAACCGTTCGTGATGGGCTGATTGCGAAATTCCCGAACGGTGCGCTGGTCGTGTATGCCGGCGAAACTCTGTGCTTCGCTCGCGATGAGTCGATGGACGATTCATGGGCTCTTGGACAGGCGTACTCCGGGGACGGCCAGAATCGCAACGCAATGGGCACGTCGATGATGCCTTTGCAGAAACGGCTCAATAACTGGCTGGACCTGGCCAACGATTATCTGGTTCGCGGAATCCCGAAGAAATGGTTCCACAATAAAGCGTTTGCTATCGAAGCTCTAAGACAGCAAACGAACATCCCCGGCGATTCAGGGACGTACAAGCCTATCCCTGGACTGACTGCCGACCAGTTGGTATTCGTCGAACCTGCGGCGACGATGCCGCAAGTACTGCCGGAATTTATCAATTCCTATAAGGGAGAATTTTCGGAACTGGTGACCGGAGGGTATCCGGCTCTCGCTGGTGGTGACACGGGCTCAAACGATACGAAGGGCGGTATCGCCATTCAGCGCGACCAGGCTCTAGGGCGCATCGGTCCTACTTGGCACGTCTTGCAGAACATGGAAGCGACTTCCATGCGCCAAGCGGTACGGTGGGGCGCGCGCTGCCGCGATAAGAGCATCAATGAAAGAATCCCCGGCGCCGACGCTATACGCCTAGAAATCAACGATCTGAAAGCGAATATCCTGTGTTTCCCCGAAGCCAACGAGAATTTCCCAGAAACGTACACGCAGAAACAGAATCGGCTCATGGGACTCTTGGACGGTTCAGCAAAGAATCCAGCATTGCAGGAAGTGTTCTTTAATGCGGCCAACTTGGTATTCCTCAAACGGATGGTGGCTCTCGACGAACTGTATATTCCGCAAGTGGCATCGTTTGAGAAACAAGAAGGCGAACTTGAAATCCTGCTCAAGAGCACGCCTGCCCCGAATCCGCAACTGGTTGAGGCAGAACAAAAGCTTCAACAGCTAAAGGCCGACCCGCGCATTGACCCTGCTGAACTCGCTCAAGCAGAGCAACAGATTGCCACTGCTCCTCAACAGTTGCAAAGCTCTATGCCTGTAGCCGACTACGAAGACCACGACACGGAAGCGATGTGCTGCTGGAAGTACATGAACTCTCCCGAAGGCCGCAAAGCGAAACAAACGAATAAAGACGGATTTGAAAACGTCGAATTGCACTGGCAAGAGCACGTACAGGCCGCACAAAAGAAGGCCGCGGCCAATGCTCCGCCTCCTCCGCAAAAGCCCGTGAGCGTGTCTTTGAATTACAAGGATGTGGCCGACGCGCAGGAAGCCGACGCCATTCTGTCTAGAGCCGGTATTCCGGTAACGCCCAAACCGCCGGACGCTCTGACTCCGGCCGCGCACGCTATGTTGCCTGAACCACAACCGCCTGTACCAGTTCAATAGATTTTGTTGTATGCTCTGCCAATCGGTTAAATCGGGAGGAAACGCAGCATGGAAGAAATCGGAACGATCGCAGCCCCTTCAACTGAAATTGCTCCAGTAACGGAAACCGCCGAAGTAGAAACTCCGGAAATCTCAACTGAAGTCGCTACTCCTGAAACGGAGACTGCCGCCGATGGTGCGGAAGGCGGAGAGGCTGGCGTTGAGGAAGAGTTACCTGGAGACCCCGGCGAAGGCGATAGCGTTGAAACCGATGCGCGAAAGTTCGATCAGCAAACCAAAGATTCCATCTCTTCGCTCAAAAACCTTGCCAAGCAAGCGACTGACCCAAAACAAAGAGAATCGCTGAACAACGCGGCTAAGGCTCTGGCCAAACAGTTCTTCGGGCGCCAAGCCTACGAAAAAGAATTTCCGACCGTTCAGGAAGCTCGCCAAGCCAAAGCCACAATCGAAGCTCTGGGCGGCGAAGACGGCATCACCGAACTGCAAAACAAGGTTCGCGACTATGACACCGAGATTGAGCAATTTGCGAATGGTGACCGCGACCTGATTGAACAACTGCACAGAGGGAACCCAGAAAGCGTTATCAAAGCCGCTGAAAACATAATCGACATTCTGACCGAAACGCGCAATGCCGCAGGGCTTGACCGTTTACTGATGAAGCCGATGGTTGAACGGATGGACGCGGTAGGTTTCGGGAGCACGCTGGTTACGATCGCAAAATTGCTGGAGACCGGAAAAGGACAGGAAGCCTACGACACTCTGGCGAAACTTGGAGAGTGGTACGGAAAACTCAAAGGCGAAACCGAAAAACTGGCCAGTAGCCGTGTTACCAAAGACCCGCGAGAACAAGAGTTCGCGCAACGCGAACAACGCTTGCAGCAACAGGAACGGGAAACCGAAACACGCCTGTTGAGCAATGAAGTGACGCGCCTCAACAACGGAGCGCTTTCCAAAACTCTCGACCCGTTTTTCAAAGAAATCAAAATGTCCAATGAAGGGCGCCGCGAATTTACCCAACAGGTGATGCACAAAGTTTGGGACGCGATGAAAGCGGACAAGGGGTATCTCCGCAACGCCAAGGATATTCGCGCCAAAGGCGACAACGAAAGAACGTCTAGGTTTATCAGCGCCAAGTTTGCCGAGTTGTTGCCGCAAGTTTTCCGCGCTCATCGCAATACGCTCTATCCGAATCTCTCCCGCACGGCGAGCGTTACACCGATCAAACCCAATGGCTCGACAAACGGAAAACCAGCGACACCCAAAGCGGCAGTTCCGGCAACCGGACAGCCGATCAGAGTTACCGATGCTCCGCCGTTTGACGAAGTAGACTGGACCAAAACTCCAGACGCGCTATGGCTTTCCGGCAAAGCGTACCTAAAAAACGGGAAGTACATTACTTACTACTAGTTGTTCCCTATTGCACAGACAGAGTTCAAATCCGATTGTAAGAATATCGGGCATGGAGGGTTAAATGTTTGCTCAACATAATTCGGCTCCGCTACATCTTATCTGTGTGGTTCTGGCGCTCGTTCTTTTCGCCATAGCCGGTTTCGGCTGGCCAGCGCCAGTCGAACCGTATCGCGCAAAAATTGGGTGGATGGGCATGTTCTTCTTGACTCTCTCAACTTTCTTTGGCTAAATCGGGGCTATCGTGCGAAAGCCGGGGAAGAAAAAATCGGGGAAGAAACAACTCGATCGTATCGAGAAGAAAGAAGATTTAGAGTTAAAGAAAATCGGGCGGCTGGAACATGAAGTAGAGGAAATAGAAAAGGCTCTCGAAAAGCCTAAAAAGAAAGCCCTTCGCAAAGTCAATTTCAAGCCAGTAGGAGAAAAGAAAATGCCAACCGATTTCTCGATTGTTGCAGGAACCAGCGGAGTTTTTTCAGCAGTGCTTACTCCGCCGAACGGCGCGCAAGCGCCTGGAACTACCCCGCAGTGGGCGGCAAGCGACGGCTCCGTAGTGCTCTCACCGACTTCCGATGGAATGAAAGTCGAAGCCGCCGTTCCCGCGGGATTCGCTGGAACCAGTTTTGATTTGACCCTTTCCGCCGTCTCCGCCGATTCTGGCGTGGGAACGGTAAGCAAAACTCATACGATCACTGTCACTGCGCCGCCGCTGACCGCTATCGACTTCGGCCAGGATAGCTAGACTGTCCAAAGCCAATGCCGAAACCCGCATGGGAAGTTATGACTCCGATGTGGGTTTCGGTTTTTTGATTGACACACGATTCCCCTTCCTAGTAGCCTCCTAGCGTTGAGCGATGCACTGGGCGCAAGTCCCAGAAAAAAATAGACACCTTCGCGAAACACTCCAAACGTATATCGGGTAGCTGTAAGAATCTGCGCGATTGAGTTCGTGTAGATCGCTGACGCTTAAACTTCACCGGCGCGGTGTCAAAGCGCAGGCGTCAAGCTGAATCTGAGGTATACGTGTATGGCTACTTCTCCTCTACAAGAGGCCGCGGTACAAGGCGTCGAAATCGAAGCCTTTGCAAAAGGTATTCCGAATTACGTTTTTAAGGGCCGGACTCTTTACAACTTCTTCAAGAAGGGTGCAAAGACTTATCCGACCGCAGTCACTACGGCCGCCGGCGGGACTTCCCGTCCAGCGTTCCGTATTCCGATCAGGATTCAATCTGGTGCGGCAATCTTCCAGGCTACCGGCGACGGCGATGCCTTGAATCGCGGCACTGGCTCTTTGTGGGTTTCCGGAGACCAAACGGTTGTCGGAACATTCGCAGGGAACGAAGTAACGTATCTCGCCAGAATCGCGGTACAGGGGCCGAAGCGCGGTCTCATCTCCCTCAAAGCGGAAGAGTTGAAAAATTCTTTCGATTCCTACATGCAGGGGCTTGATTCCCAGTTCCTTTCCGATGGCAGCGGCGCAATCGTCCAGATTCCCGCAACCGCTACCGTCAACAACAACACCGGCACAGGCAACTCCACTTCGTCCATTTCCGGGCTTGGCGGACAGGCAAACCAGTTTCAGGAACAGCAAGTCGTGCAATTCTTTGCTGCTGAAGGCGGTTCGCCACGTACCGGCGGCGTTGCTAACGCAATCGTCTCCTACGTCGATGGCGCGGCCGATATAGTCTATTTCTCGACTGCTCTGCCGAACGGAACGGCTGCTGGCGACTTTGTGATGATTCAGGGTTCGTCCGGCGCACTCAATTCCGGCATTGCCGGGATTTACACGTACCAGGTGGCCGCGACAACTGGAACGGTGCTGAACCTTTCCCGCGCAACCTATCCAGGCCAGTTGTCCACTCCGACAATCAACAAGGGCAATCAGCCGATCAACACAACCGACCCGTACAAGGTGCAAATTCTCATTCGCCGCGGCTTGGGCGATGATAACGAGCATGCCAAGAACTTTGAATGGATTTGCAATGCCGACCAGGAACTTGCGGTAACGCAACTCTATACCAACGTTCTGCAACAGCAGATTCGTCCTCCAGGCGACAAGGCTCTGGATATGACGATGGAGTACATGGCTCCGACGTATGGCGGCCGTCCTCTCCACGTCAGTTATAAGGCCAAGCAGGGCCGTCTCGACGCGGTTTGCAGCGAGACTTGGGGAATCTGCGAAACGGTTGAGCCGTCGCTCTACGACTTTGGCGATGGCGTAACCACGATGCCGGTTCCGGCGAACGACGGTACTGGAACCACAACGTACCGGACCAGTTCGATCTTCTACTACCACTCGTTCCTGAACCTGTTCAATTCGAACATGAAGGCTGGCGCGGTTCTGTCCAACTGCGCGGTGCCTTCGGTCACCAGCTAATTCCACGGGGGCGGCTTAACCGCCGCCCCTTTCCAATAAATCGGGGGAAACATGCAGACTGAAACGGCGGTTGCCAAGAAGTACAGCATCATTCCACGCGAAAAGTGGGTGATTATCCGAAAGTTCATTCGCGGGGAGCAAGTCACGGATGATGGAATCATCCTTCCGGAAACAAAGGATGATCGCTCGCAGCGCGGCGAAGTCGTAGCACTTTCCTGTTGCGCTGGCAGGACAAGCGAAGGCGTACCGATTCCTTGGGACATTGAGGTAGGCGATATGGTGATCTTCACCAACTACCCGATGGACATTCCCGCTGTCGAGGAGTTGACCGGCGAAAGCAACCTGGTACTGGTACAAGCTGATGAGGTCTTTGGCAAGGCCGTAGAAGCATGAAGGCAGAGAGGCATGAGCGCAGACAATGCCCAAAGGAATTTCAGGACCGCCTAACGAGAATGTTCGGCGTCTCGCAATTTGGGACTCCTCTTTTCAAAATTGTTTGGGGCCAGTCGGAATTTATCCGCATGGGCAACGTCTGGCGGGACCGCTTCGGAAACGAGCGACGTGCTTACAGGGATATTTATCAGTGCCACGGAATGCCCTGTTGGGTAATTATGCGCTGGAAACAACCGGCGCAGTACGGCTCTCCCGAACTGTATTACCAAAATACCTGGGACGATTTCAGCAAAATGCACTTTCTTGGCGAGTATCCCTGGAGAGGGCGATACGAAATCGTGCAACCGCTGATGCGGCAGGAAATGACCGAAGGGCGCCTAGTCACCGAATGGATTCCTTCGCTCAATCCACAAACCGGAATCTTGGAAAACGTTCCGGTAAGGAAGCGTGTAGACCAGAAGCTAATCATCCATCACATGACGCTTTCGCATGTACTGATCGACAAAATCATTCCGCTGATTCTGAAGGTGCAAAACATCTCCTTGCAGGAATTGCGAGCGGCGCAACAAGCGCAGAGGCAAGCGCAGCACAAACGGGATGTGGAAGACCTGGCCGACAAGATGGCCGAGAATATGCCGAGTTACTTCGGTCCGGTCTCCTACTCGCACCAGGGCTGTCGCACGTCTTTGCTAGACCGCAAGATGGAACAAATCGAGAAAGTATGGAAACGGGAATTGGCAGGTGGGAAACGATTCACCAAAGGATTTCAGGTAGCTAACCGTCCAGTACGGGTAGCTGGCTGAAAAATTAAAATCGGGAGGAAAGTGAATTATGGGAACAACGCCATTTGTAGGTACGGGAGCGCCGCCGAACGCACGGCTAAAGCCAAGCCGCCGCGGGATGCAGATTGGCACGGTGCAAGGCGATGATTACGGCGAAATGACTTTGGCCACGCAGGACAATTTGCAGACGCGGCCGCCGATCTATATTTACAACATTTGCGAACTGTCCCACGTTCGCAATCAACCGCCGGAATTTGCCAACTTCACCGTTGAGCCTTGTCCCAAGGGCGAGAAATTTTCGGTCAAGCCCTTTCAGGGATTGGTGAATGAGCGGTACTGCAAGCCGGGAACGTCGGAGTATTACTACAACCAGGTGGACGGACGGAAGTACGCAACAAGTTTGCTCAATCCCGATTGCTTTCCAGGGACGGACTGGAGAGCGCAACTGGCTGAAGGCACAACCGGAAACGGCGATATGACCGGAATGAACATGAACGCTTTTGGCGTGTTCTGGTCGGAGTTGGCTCCAGACGACCCGAAACTGAATGAACAACTGAAACTGTTTCGCACCAGAGTCGATCGCACGATGGACGCTCTGATTAAAGAAGGGCACCGGCTCAACGCTTCGGGAAAGCTCGCAGACATTTCGGCCATGATGCACTTCGCGATGGATTATTTCGGTCTC